TAGTCATTATCGGCATAAATCTCTTTAATGGTTTCTGTTGGGATAGCATCGTCTGTAATTTTTGTTTTGACGACTTTCTGCCAACGCTCCTGAGATTTCATTTCGTGTGCCAGTTGTCTTGTCCAACTTGGCGCCTGGCCTGCTTTTTCGAGCAAGTCATCACGTATGCCTTGATTTTTCTTTTCTATGTTAAGTACACGAGTGAATGAATTGTTTACTACCGTTGTGTAGTAAGCAAAGGGATTATCACTCTTGTCTTCGTTAAATTGTAATCCAATCTGTGCTAATTGTAGCAATGCTTGTCCACGCATTTCATCAATATATGTATAACCACGCCAGTTAGACCTTTGTGAATATCGTTCTACTAACTTGATATACATCGTTGCCAAAATAGCAGTAATCTTACCAGAAGACAAATCAAATTCTTTATCTTTGTTGTAATGTGAGATTCCAACTTCGTTAAGTTTTCCATCTACAAACGTATAGTGTGTAAATGCTGGGAATGGTAATTTTACTTTGTGGTCTGCTACTGTTTTTGGATTTGCTTTTCTACCTGGTTCGTCTGGTATATGGTCAAATCCCATTATACGAAATACAATTTCGTCTTCAGTGAAGGAATTAGGGTCGATTTCAAAGTCTACCTGTTTCTTTTTCTTATCATCATTCGCATCCCAAGCCAATTTTTGTAAGCGTTTTGCTTTGTTTTGTCTTGCTTGTTCTACAGCACCAGCAATATCATCAGTTGAATATAAGATAATTTCATGCTGATGATGTTGGTCTCTATCCTCAAACCAAGAATAGTTTGACTTAGAGATATGAATTTGCTTAAGCATATCTTTATTGTTTAAGTAGTTTACACGTCTTGCCATAGTATATTTCTCCTAATTTAATACCAATTATAACATAGTTTATAGACCAATGTCAAGTGGTAAAATGCTATATATAGTAAAAATCTTCAGGTCCGAAAACTTCGCATATAATAGAACGATAAATACTGTTATAATAGTTTAGGAGTAAAAGTTATGGCAACCCCATATTATACAAAACAACCAGTATATTTAGAAGACCCTAGTGGTAGATTTAGTAATATCTTGACAAATGAGTATGAAGGTCCAAGAAACCAATACGCAAAAGCACTCACAAGGCTTAACTTTCCTTTTACTCCTACGATATCAGTAATTCAGAGTGCAAATTATAGTTCATATGACTTAACTCACAGTAACTTTCAACAACGTGCATTTGACAGTCACGCTAATATGGACCTAAACATAACAGCGCCAATGATTGTAAGAAGTGAAGAAGAAGCATTGTATGTTTATAATGCGGCAGTGTGGATTAGAAGTACAATGAAAATGCAATGGGCAAATGATACAGATCCTGGCATGCCACCGCCAATACTTCGCTTCAATTCACATGGAATATATAAAAATATTCCTTGTGTTGTTCGTGACTTTACGTGGAACTTAGACTCTGATATAGATTATATAGAAATAGAGACTGCTGGTGGAGACATTAGAGTTCCAGTTATGAATATGTTTGTCATGTCCCTATCTGTTACCTACTCTCCGAAAGATGTACGAGAAAACTTTAGTGTCAAAGATTATCTAACAGGAAAAATAAGGAATAAAGGTTATGTATAAAGAAAACTCTCCTTGGAGCAAAACTTCAATAATCGATAATACGATATTAGATATAATTAGTAAGAGAACTATATTTGCTGACCCATTTGATGAAGAATACACTATACCGCAAGAATTTGACGAACGTCCAGATTTGTGCAGTTACCAACACTATGGCACTGCAAAATATTGGTGGATATATGCTGCCAGAAATGCAAATCTAATAGTAGACCCTATTAGAGATTTTTCTGCAGGCAAAATCATCAAAGTTCCGAGTTTAGATAACATTAGTAACATGGTGTAAACAATGATAGGTACAAACATTAGTAACTTACGAGATTTAATGAATCAACACGAGGCTGACGGAGAGTTCATAGTAAATCCGTTAGATGCTCTTGAAACATATACCTATACGCTAGAATGGTTTATAGTTGATAGAACAGGTACCCGACAATTTCAGATACAAGAGGCATTTGATGCAACAACTATTGCAACAGATTCTTGGCCAAAACCTGATACTAATTATGTAGTACTAGCAAAAACAGGATACACAACTGAATTTAACGTTACGGATTTAACAGTAGAGTCTGTTGGTGTGGGAAATTCGAACTATAGTAAAATTGCTGGAACGGCAGACAAACTAGATTTCACAGTTACGCAAGTAGGAAATACAAGTCTAGCAGATACCCTACAAAATGCAGTATCACTATGTGGATATACTTCTATTTCAGATGCATCGTACTTTATAAAAATTAATTTTATTGGAAGTCAAGATTCAAAAACAACAAAATTATCACAGACAAAAGTATTGCCATTTAAAATTAGAGACTATCAGAATCTAAGTACTAGCACAGATGCCAGGGGAACAACTACAGTAATAACAGGACAAGTTCCAGCCGATGTGGTGGTGATGAATGCCGCGGTAGCAACTACTGAGTACGGTTTTGAATACGACACGGGAGCCACATTAACAACTGCGTTAGATAACTTTTTTTCTAGTCTAAACGAATCAATTGCAATGAACAACCAAGAATTGCCTGCATCATTAAAACATTATTATTATTATAGATTCTCTCCGCAGTTTAAAGAATGGGCAGGTTCTAGCAATATGACTGGACCTAATACGGATGTCAAGAAGAGTATGGTTAAAGAAGGCAAAAATAATGCGATAAAAATTGGTGATACTTTGCCTGGACAACATATATATGCTACGCTAGAAGAGATATGTTCTATATCAGACACGGTAAGAGATGCACTACTAGAAGACACTGCCACATATACTAATGTATTGGCTATCACTCCATACGCCGCAATAAAAGAAAATGGATATAACCCAGTAAAGGGAACACAATCATACCAAGTTGAATATTATATAGACTTCACTAAAAAACTCGTTGAACAGAACATGCCTGATTATTTTATGAAAGTGAAGAACAGTAAGGCACTTACTAAAGAAATATTTGATGATGGCCATGTCCGTAAAAAATATCATTATCTATTTACCGGTAAAAACGACCAGATATTGGATTTCAATATCTCATTAGATGCGGAGTTAACAAAAGTATTTACAACTCCAAATGAATCTTGGACATACGATGCGTTTAAACAAAAAACAGAATTGGGAGCGAAAGTAACAGTAGAACATCAGGCGCTAATTGACTTAGCAAGAGCAGATTTCGAAGTGGCATCTGCCGTAGTTACTAAACAAGAGGATGTAGTTAAAGACTTAGTAGCCGAACGAAAAGTAGTTGTAGATGAGTATAAGCAAAAGATATTAGCCGAATTAGGTGAAATGGATGAATATAAGAATGTAGAAAATCTAAAAGAGATAATCAACAACTCATCATGGCAAGAGATAATGGATGACCTGGCAATTACTGAACCGGATCCAAAGCATGGCATATTCTCTAAAAAGATAGGCAGAAAAGTAAATGGATATAATGTATATAATGCTTGGAAGAATGTTCAGAAGTTAGATAAATTAATTGCAACCGCACAAAAAACTCTCGATAAGTCCCAAACATCGCTAGATGATTTAGTTAGTGATAACGCTACGCTCTACAGCGATATAATTGCCGCAGGAATCATTAATAGTCCAGAGTTCAAATATCAAGATTTTGCAACTCCAGTATTTGAAAACTTACGAAAAAACAATCCTGAGAAAAATAAAAATATAATATTGGCAGAAGAACTGGGAAGCGACTTTATGAGTTCGCTATCTAATAGTGACTTTGCAACTATACTACGGGCACAACAACAAAATCCTATTACATTCCAACGATTAGTAACAAAAGTAGATAAAGGTGGAATTAGCACACAGAGTTCACAAACAGTTAAAGACCTCGCCACCGCCAAAGAAAAATACTACGAAGCAAAGGCTGGAAAATTGAGTATGATTCTTGCATCTATGACTATTAAGGGTGACCCATATTGGATTGAAGGCCACGAACCGCCATCCGCTAAAAAAGCCAAATTCGGAAACAAAGGAAGTGATAGAATAGCACTAAACACTATGACTAAAATAAATGGATTTCCACATCTAATATTAGAATCTGGAAAAGCAACAGGGACAGATATCAATGATAATATTATAACAGCAAATATGATACTGAGTCTGTACGCAGTAAAATCAATAACAAGTAATTTTCAAAATGGATTATTTACACAGACATTATCTATGGTAAAAAACCCATCAGCAGAGTTCTTTCCTGATGATGAGGTGATGGAAACAACACAAGAACATACAATAAATCCTAACGAAGATACGGGTGGCAATGACAGCACTTATACAACATCATCTGGTCCTGATGACGGAACTAGAGATGATGATGAAAGTGTTTATGGCCCTAATGGCACTAATCAACCATTCATGGCGTTAGGCGAGCAAGTAGTAGATTTTCTTTTATCGCCGCTTAACAGCACACTTGATGAGAAAATGGAAGGAGCAATCACGCACTCTGAAAATATAGACCAAGATACAAAAGACACTCTTGCCGTGAGTGCATTAAATCCAACTGGCGATTTGGGTAAACATCAGGCGCCTCTACTAGATAACATGGTTCGAAGAAACAATGCTCTTTTTTACCTTGAAAACACAAAAGAATTGCGAGATGCATGTGCTACTGGCAAATCGCCAAGTAGTTGCGCCCAAGTAATAGAATCAGAAAACAGTCTACTTGCAACTCTTGGACTCAGTCCAGATGACAAAGGCAAAGCATCTACCGTGACAGCAGTCAATGATTATTTCAACGGTGTTATTGCTAACCCTGCCACTGAGACTGACTTTGTTTTGTCAGAACAAGAAGTGGCGGCATATCAAATTGCTGTAGGTGGAGAATTAAACATTACAGGACATGATCCTGCTGATATCAATAAGATAGTAAAAAAAGCGACTGGAAGTAATTCTGCAAATATTATCGTAGACCAGATTGAGGCTGGAACATATTACAGCAAGGGGGCTATACTAGCAGGCGCAATAGTTGAAAATAGTATACTAGCAGAAACTACGCCATTACTTAATGAAGTCATAGTAGAAGAAAGAATAAATGTACCGGAATATACTTGGGAAGAACAAATGTATAAGGACCAAATTAACTATCCAAATTCAAATAATGATTGGAAGAATACTCATTGGTTTAAGGCACAAGTTGACGAAATAGTAACCGAAGAAAGAGTATTTAATCCTGAAACAAGAAGACTAGAAATTGTAAAAATTCCAGCAGATACGTTAACAGTATCAGAAGCGGCTGATATTGAAATCTTAAGTCAAGGAATTGATGGCATTATTAAAGGCACTGTAGATTCGTTCCCGACAACGTGGCCTATGGATAGAACTGGAGCAGTATTAAAAAGCAAACAACAAGAATGGTTTGATAATAGTGCAAAGAATTTAGACAAAAGACTTAAAGAAGCGGGCGTTACCGTAACCGAAGCAGAAAGAACCGAAATGTTAGAAGCAATTTCAGAAAAGATTAGTAAGGCACACCAAGTAGAAAATCTCTCAGCATCAGAATTTACAACTGTTGAAGGTTACGCAAACGCAATCAATGTTATCAGTAGTGACTCAGTTAGTAGAAATCAGTTAAAAAAGGCAGTTATAGTAAAGAAGAATTCAAAAAAGTTAGACATATTAGTAACAGATGCTGATACACTAAAAACAAAACTTGACGGTTATTATCCTGATTCTACAGTAATAACATCTGATAAAGCAAAATTACAAGAAGTCGAACTACAAATAGCAGAGGTATCTCTTGGTTTGCCAGATGAAGTGATATCCGCAGTGAGGACGATAACTACGGGTTCGAAACAAGAACTTGTTCAAGCCAAAATTCCAGTTTCACAGATTGCAGTAGCAAGTCAACCAGTTATAGTTAAAACCGCGGCACTTAATACACTTAACGTTATTCTTCCCTCTCGTAGAGCAAGTGACTTACCAACTTTAAATGTTACGACATCAGAGGCGCAACAGTACGATGAAGCACAAAAAATATATAGATTAATTGTAAGTACAGATTATGGACAAATGATAGAAGTGAAAGATGATTATTCTAACGCAAATATATTGGTAAAAGATTTTAATAAGATTGGACCGATAACATACACAGATGTTAATGGAACTACACAAAAAATTGGAGACCCTAGTGCTTTCTTTGGTTTATACACAAACACATATGACGATTCAAATCCCGGAGGTGGTGATGACTATACCTATTTGAGAGAAAAAATTGCAAAGTTTTTCCCTGCTATCGAAGTTGGTCCGCAGTCAAAACAGGGTGCGATTTGGAAGACCACCGGTATTACAAGAATGATAAAAATTAATCATGACGTATTTTATATAGATAAATCAAGTAGCGGAGAAATTTAATTATGGCTGACAATAAAATAAAAAAGACGGTTGATGCACAATATGCCCATGAAGCCAGTCCTCTTATTGCTAAGTTAAATAATATATACAAAGCGATAACGATTACTAAAAGTTCAAAGGGTATTCCACATATTGACCCAACTGGACAAGGAAGGATTGCCGCGTATATTCCAGCATTAAATCAGAGTCCGGAGAAACCAACATATTTCAAACATGCAAAAACGGGGTCTATGTTTAATGTTCCAGATGAAACTGGCATTGTAATTCTTGTATTCTTTGCAGACCACGCCTCAACAGTTGATGCCTTTTGGTTTGCAACATCATCAGAGTCAGTAGATATAGTTGCTGGTGGCGTTAAAGGAAACCCACATATTGATGGCAGTGGAATAGGTGAAGGTGCATTTGAAGGTGTTGCTGTGCAGAAAGTTGTTTTAGGTCCAGAAGATGCAGAAAAGAATGGAGAAGAACTGCCAAACTCACCAAATAATAAAGTACTAGGAGACCAAGGAACGTTTAGTGACGATTTACGAGGTCCAACATCTGCGAGCCCTCGAAGAGATGCGGCATACGCAACTCCACAACATAGCAAAGTTACTGGACTGAAAACATCGGCTGGCTCATCGATATCAATTGATGATGGCAGTGTTGATGATACAGGCGAACTTCATCCTGAGCAAATAAGAATAACAACATCTTCGGGTGCTAGTATTATGTTAGATGGTGGTAATGATTTTATTCATATTATTAATAGTAGTGGCACTGGATGGATAGAGGTTGGAGCAAGTGGCGAAGTCATGGTCTACGCAGAGGGGTCACTAAATATGAGAACTCAGAAAGACTTTAACTTACGTGCAGATAAAAATATTAATTTAGAAGCGGGCGAAAATATAAACATACATAGTTTCGGCACCACAAAAATTAATACCGACCAAGAATTACATTTCAGAAGTCAAGGTAACCAATTCTTGCAGAGTGAGTCTGGAATGAATATTAACGTTGGGGTAAATTGTATAGTAACGACTGGTAGTCTATTGCATTTAAATGGACCATTAGCACCAATATCAGAACTTATTCTAACTAGTGATATGCCAGATATAGAAGAATTAGAATGTACAACACTTAAAAAAACAATTGTGTCTGAACTACCAACACATGAGCCATTCATTAGACCACATTCTACAAAACTAACAACGAGTGTTTTTGCTCAGTCAAAAGCAAAGGGTACATAATTATGATATATGATAAACGACCAGGCTCATTACTAAATTATATTCAAATGCCATTAAATGTTATAACAGACCATGGCACGTTTTTAGGAACAGGATACCATGAAAATGGTAATCCAAATTATCTTCTTTGTCACACGAGAGTTGACCTGAATGATGTGAAAAATTTAACATTTTCGTCAGTGAGCAAAGACGCCATCATATTGGATAATAAGCCGATGCTTACGATTGTTGATAATGTCGTTGGTTATAACTATAAAATTTCAGACACTGAGATAGACTATGGATATATTACTGTTGCATCTACCCGAATAGATATATCATCGAAAAAAATAACAAAAGGTGCGGCAGTATTTATCTTAGAGAAGCAATTAAGAAACATTGGAAACGTACTAGAGAAGTTTATCACAGTGAAGATTTCACAACCACATTATGATGCGTTATTGTACCACTTTTTTGCCGAAGGTGTTAGTACTATAGAAAAGAGTCCAATCACAAAACTTATAAATGCAAAAGACTGGTACTCAGTAACAGACGAAATTCAAAGTAATATAAAGAAAAATGGCAAAGTTGATTCTATGTTGGCCCAACAAAAAATCAAAACTGCCAAGATGTTCAGTTATGTACCTGGATTCTAACGCTTATCTATAACTTTATCTGCTAACCCATACGCAACAGTTTCTTCTGCTGACATGAAGTTATCTCGCTCCATTGCTTCAGTTAATTCATCAAATGTTTTTCCAGCAGAATTATGATTCACATAGATTTGAGTCAATCTTTCTTTCAGTTTCATTATTTCATCAACTTGAATCTTCATATCAGTAGCCTGTCCGCCAGCACCACCACTAGGTTGATGTATCATTGTACGAGCATTTGGTAGTACATGCCTCTTACCTTCAGCGCCCGCTTGTGCAAGTAATGAACCCATGCTACATGCTTGTCCCATTACTGTAGTAGCAACAGGCGAACTTATAAACTGCATGGTATCATATATTGCCATTCCAGATGTAACAGCACCACCAGGAGAATTGATATAAAAATGTATATCTTTGTCTGAATTCTCTGCTTCTAAGAACAATAACTGGGCACAAATCAAATCTGCTTGGTAATCATTCACTTCACTAGTCAGAAATATAACTCTTTCTTTTAATAAACGAGAGAAAATATCGTAACTGCGTTCTCCATTTGCTGACTGGTCAACGACCATTGGTACTAAATTTGGCATAATTTGTTATCCTTGTTGTGATTATTACTATTATTTAGTACTATAATAACAGAATTGCATCCATTTGTCAATCAAAAACTGCGAAGTTTATGTAGAGATAAATACATGTAACATAAACTACAGAGAAAATAATAGATATGCCAACATTCGCAGGGTTCAGTACCAAAAATTTAAAAGCAATAAATCACGAGTTACATGATAAAGACTTGGTGATTGAAGACCTTATGAATCATATCATGACTCGTAGGGGTGAACGTGTGATGTTGCCTACTTATGGGTCAATTATACACGAAATGATGTTTGAGCCACTAACTGCTGAAACTACTGAGTTAATTAAAGAAGATTTAACGAATATTATAAACGATGACCCAAGATGTACCTTTGTTAGTGTAGAAGTTACAGACTCGGACCATACAATAAACGCTATGTTGAGACTTGCAATTCTGCCTACAAATGAGCCAGTAGAATTAAGTATCGATTTAGACAGAGAATAATAGAGAGACCATTATGAGCCAAGAACGTACAGACAATCTATTCGCAAGTGAAAGTTGGACAGCAGTATATACAGCATTTTCCAATATTAGCCTTAAAGCATATGATTTTGACACAATTAGAACAGCACTTTTAGATTATACAGCAAAGACGTATCCTGAGAAATTTAATGATTTCGTAGCAAGTTCTGAATTCATTGCAATCTTAGACTTAGTTGCATACTTAGGACACAGTTTGTCGTTCAGACTAGACATGAACACTAGAGAGAATTTCATGGATACTGCTGAACGCAGAGTTAGTGTTCTACAGATGGCCAAATCACTCGGATATAATAAGACTAGACCAGTCAATGCAAAGGGATTTATGAAAATCTCAAGTTTATCTACTACTGAAGCGGTACTAGATAATGAGGGCGTATCTCTTGCAGGAAAAACTATCAACTGGAACGACAGCAATAATGCAGATTGGTATGAAAACTTTATCACTGTTTTAAATTCATCATTTGCTGGAAATACTAAAATTCAAAATCCATCTTCTGAATTGACAATTGCAGATGTAGAACACTCTTTGTACGAAATAAACGAAGACACTGCCTCTAAAAATGTAAACTACACATTCACTACTTCCATAGCAGGCGCAAACAGAAACTTCGAAGCAGTTCGTGTATTAATGGATAAGAAAACAACAAAAGTATACGAAGATGAGCCAAATATATCTAAAAACTTTACACTTATAAACAGAAATGATAACTTGGGTTCTGCTAGTGACAGAACTGGTTTCTTTGTCTATGCAGTTTCGGGCGAATTACAGTTTAGTGATGCAAACTATACCACAACTATTTCAAATAGAAGAGAAAAAATAAATGATGTTAACGTCTCCAATAGTGATGTTTGGGTACAAAGAATAGATTCAAATAGAGGATATGTATCAAGTGTTAGTAAGGTAGATAATAATACACGTGAAACTGCAATCTATAACGCCCTACGAACTGGTAATGGTGACATAGTGAGTATTTCTACAGCAGACAATAATGCAATTGAATTAAATTATCCAGATGGAATATTTGGCAATGCCGCAAGTGGTGGATACAGAACATGGTACAGACGAGTAGATAATGATAACTTCTCTGTAAACGCAGATGATATTGCAAATGCAATAATCACAATTCCATATGTAGGCAATGATAATAGAGTATATCAACTAACATTTACATTATCAAGTACTAGAGATTTTACTGAGAACTATGCAGGCGAAACATACGCAAGTGTACGTAGAATTGCTCCAAGAAGTTACTATACTCAGGACAGAATGGTCAATGCACAGGACTATAATGTATATCCATTAACTCTTGGCAGTAACATTGTTAAAAAAGTAAAAGCAGTGAACACTTCTTTTGCAGGCAACTCTCGTTTCTTTGAAACTGACGATGTACTAGGTCATCATTCTAATTTAAGTGTGACAGGTTCTGATGGGAGCCTATTTGTTGAAAGTGAGACAGTAAAAATTCCACTAAGATACAACAAAGCACAGGGTAAGAGCGATAACTTTATAAGAAATGAACTTACTAAAGCAATAAAACATCCAAGTCTTTTAAATAATTTTTTCTACAAGTATAGTAGTAACGTTAGTGTAAATGTATCGGTTGCTAGACCGTACACGGTGACTACGACTAACAAGATGGTTATTAATTCTAACATAGATGTAAACGTAACCACAATATTCGAAGGCGATACATTTAAGTTAAGTGCGAATGATATAGTAACTTGGGCAAAAGTTCAAAAAGTAGGAGCAGTCAAGGCAGATGGTTCAAAAGATTATACACTGAATAAAGTAATACCAGATAATGGCACTATCGCTAATGTAGTGCGTGGACTAAGAACAAAGTTCACTGAAGCAGAAGTAACTTCAATTAAAACTAAAATTGATAGTGTGACAGAGACAACGTTTACTATAAAATATGCATTAAAAACTGGACAAGCAAATGTCTGGGAATGGCAACTACATACAGGTTCCACTCCGTCACAAGTGCATGTCGTGTTTAACTATAGTTCTGGAATTAGAGACAATGAATCAGAATATATTGCTGAACTTATTGGCAAAAAGATAGCATTTGAAAGTCGAGACCAAGTTAAATTCTTCTATGGAAACACTACTGATGTGGTTGATAACGAAACTAATTTATCAATGAGAGATGCTATATTCTTAAACTATAAAGATGGAACTACAGATAGTTCTTACTCGTCAACTACAAACACGCCAACAGTATCTATAGGACAGGCTCCAGTAACAAGTGCGGTTACATATAATTCAACAGGCGCTGAGTTTAAAGCAATATATCAATATACTGGTGCTAGACAGACGTACACATTTATCGATACAAATACCGCGGTAACAACACCGACTTATACGCACTCTCTTATATCACCAGATGGATTAGAATATCCATTATTACCAGCACATATACATTCGCCAACCATTGCGGCTGGAAAGATTATTGGAAATGCAACAGACTTAGCCGATGGCGACGGAATTGATACTCTTACTCTGAGAATTGATGACTTAAGTACTATAACATCTTTATCATCAACGATAGGACTAGATAGTACAGTAACAGCATCTGCTGCCACAAATTTATCAAATGTGAATATCACTATAAATTATGATGGTGCCGAAGACTCTTCTAACGCAGATAGTAGTTTTGCAAGTATTAGTACTTCTGATTTGACTACGTTTGGCTTTAAAGGAAAACCATCGACATCGTATTTTAGTGCGGCAGCAACGGGTAGTAAATTTGTTTTCATCGATGAGGGTGATGTTGTAGAACAAAATGAAATTACAACGACATATGATACTGGCACATCATTATATAAATTTGTATTACCATT